CTGGCGTATAAGGAGACTAGCAAATGGCTATTTCAAGAGCGCAACTCCTTAAGGAGCTATTACCGGGTCTAAACGCCCTATTTGGTCTCGAATACGCGAAGTATGGTGACGAAGCTGCTGAGATTTTCGAATCTGAGTCTTCTGATCGTTCGTTCGAGGAAGAAGTTAAGTTGTCAGGCTTTAGCGCCGCACCTGTTAAAGGTGAGGGTTCTGCTATCGAGTATGACAATGCACAAGAAGCGTGGACGGCTCGTTATACAAACGAGACTATCGCAATGGGTTTCTCTATTACTGAGGAAGCTATTGAGGATAACCTTTACGGCTCACTTTCTGCACGCTATACAAAGGCTCTTGCCCGCGCTATGGCTTACACTAAGCAAGTTAAAGGTGCCACAATCTTGAACAACGCTTTCGCAGCGGGTACTACGTATGGTGACGGGCAGGTTCTTTGTTCAACTGCTCACCCTCTCGTATCTGGAGGCACAAACTCTAACCGTCCTACAATTGGCACAGATTTGAATGAGACTTCTTTGGAAGCCGCTATTATTCAGATCGCTGGTTGGACTGACGAGCGTGGTTTGTTAATCGCTTCTCAGCCTACTAAGCTTGTTATCCCACCTGCGCTGCAATTCGTTGCTACCCGCTTGTTGGAAACTGAGCTTCGTGTGGCTACAGCGGATAACGACATCAACGCTATCAAGTCTAACAGTGCAATTCCGGGCGGCTACACAGTTAATCATTACTTGACCGACGCTAACGCGTGGTTCTTGATGACTGACGTACCTAACGGTCTGAAGCACTTTGTCCGTACACCGATGGCTACATCTATGGATGCTGACTTCGATACAGGCAACAGCCGCTATAAGGCTCGTGAGAGATACAGCTTCGGCGTATCTGATCCACTGGGCATTTACGGCTCACCCGGCGCTTAATAAGCAAAAGGTACTAAGATTGGGGGCTGCGGCCTCCTTTCTTTTGTCTTAAATTTAGTGTTACAGTAAATTGTATGACCCCTTGAGACTTGGCCCGTCCTAACCGGCGGGCCTTTTTTATTTGTACAGATACTAAAAAAGTGGTATATACTGAGCACTTACCGGGAATCATCCGGTGCTTCTGACAGTCCCGGCTGACGACATGCAGACAGAGCACCCCATCACTCGCATGTGAGGAATTCAAAATGGCTATAACTTCATTCTCTGGCCCTATTAAAGCGGGCACTATCTCTAATACTACCGGAACAACTCTCGGTAGGGACGTAAAAAATACTGGTCAAGTAGTTATGGCGCAAACGTTCTCAACGGGAACTGCTCTTGCGGGCGGAGCTTCTGCTGCGAATGACACTACGGTAGTTATCCCTGCCAACTCTCAGATCATAGACATCGTACTAGATTGCCCTACAGCGGTAGCTGGTGCTACAACGGTGTTAAGCATAGGTGATACTGTGGGCGGTAACGCTACGTTTATTAATACCTATTCTATTACCGTTGCTTCTGGTGCAGGTCGAAAGTACCCCACCACTCAATCTGGCGGCGCTCTAGCTTGGGCAGATACCGGAACTGCGGATAAGAAATTGACTTGGACTACTACGGGTGCTTCTTCTGGTGGTGAAATTAGAGCCACTGTTCTGTATCAACAAAACAATAATCTCGCCTAGGTTATAAACCTCTAAAATAGGAGTAATTTATGGCTGACACGGTATCAACACAAATCATCCAAGATGGTGGCCGCACGGCTATTATAAAGGTCACTACCGCTGTAGGTAATACGGACGTAGTAACTAGCGTAATGGTTGACGTTTCATCGTTAGCGGTTGATCCTGTTACTAAGCGAGCCTGTACCGCCGTTACGTTGGTGGGGCTTACTTACATAGGGGTTGGAGTTGGGGTCGAACTAGAATGGGACGCTACGGCTAACGTTCTTATATTTGATTTACCTGTAGACTGGACTGAGCAGTACGACTTTGGTGACTTTGGTATACCCAACAACGCTGGAGCTGGCAAATCTGGTGATATTGTAGCGACTACAGTAGCACCCACTGCTGGGGATACTTACACCTTTATCTTTACTGTGCAAAAACTATATGCCTAGCAAAAGCAAAGCACAGCATAAGTTAATGGCAGTAGTAGCAAATAACCCTAAGTTCGCCAAGAAAGCGGGCATCCCGCAAACGGTAGGAGCAGACTACATGAAGGCTGATAAAAAAGTTAAGAAGTACAACATGGGCGGAGTTATGGCCCATGATAAGAAAGAAATACGTAACCTAAATGACGAGTCTTACCGCATTAGGAACAATACGGGTGGCAATGCAGCCGCAGAACGCCGTCGTATAGACGGAGAGCGGGACTACGAAAAGCGCCAAATGGGTAGCTACAAAGCGGGCGGTAGCGTAGGTGACGGGATATGTTCGCAAGGTGGAACTAAAGGTAGGTTTGTTTAGGTAATGGCTACCACAGGCGTTGCAGATTTTAACATGGACTTCACGGAAATTGCCGAGGAGTCTTGGGAACGTGCTGGCCGTGAAATGCGCTCTGGTTACGACTTGCGTACTGCTCGTAGGTCTATGAATTTATTAACTATTGAGTGGCAGAATCGCGGTATTAACATGTGGACGATTGAGGAGGGGTTTGTTAACCTCGTTGAAGGCACAGCCACTTACGACCTCCCTGCTGATACCATAGACTTACTAGAGCAAGTAGTACGGACTAATCAAGGTAACGCTAGCACACAATCTGATCTAACCATCTCGCGTATTAGTATGCCCACTTATGCCAGTATCCCGAACAAGCTGACTCAAGGCCGCCCTATACAGATTAATGTAGAGCGTTTAAGAGATGCGCCGGTTGTCAATATATGGCCTGTGCCTGATCAGGGCACCGCTGTAGCTCCTGTCTACGTGCTGAGGTACTGGCGTATGCGCCGTATTGAAAACGCAGGTGCGGGCGCACAGACCCCCGACGTTAGCTTTCGATTCTTACCGTGCTTAGTTGCAGGGTTGGCGTACTATATAGCCTCGAAAGACCCCGACCTTATGCCTAGAATTCCTATGCTACAGGGCGAATATGAGCGTCAATTTGAGCTAGCGGCGGGTGAAGACAGAGAGAAAGCAACAATACGCCTTGTGCCAAGACTGAGCAGCTATTAGGGTTAACCCATGAGCAACAGGTTCGCCTCAAATAAAAGAGCACTCGCCATGTGCGATGTGTGCGGGTTTCAGTACAGACTAAAGCAGCTAAAGAATTTAGTGGTTAAAGGGATAGAGACCGAGATAAAGGCTTGTCCTGAGTGTTGGAACCCGGATCAACCGCAACTTATGCTGGGTACGTTCCCAGTAGATGATCCGCAAGCGATACGAAACCCGCGACCTGACCAGAGCACAGTGCCAGCAGGGGATTTTAGTAGTGTGAATATACAGTGGGGGTGGAACCCAGTAGGGCTAGACGACCCCTTTGGACTTACCCCAGACAATTTGGAAGGCAAAGGCGCAGTAGGCCAAGTTACGGTAACTACAAGCTAGGAGACTGAAATGAAGAACAAATCCAGATCAAAAGTAAAGACACCTAAGATAATTGATTTTCCTGATACACCTACTGTGTATAAAGCAGACCTCGATGGTCTCAATGCGCCACCCACCAATTTAAAGACTAGTGGTATTAAAGTACGTGGCACAGGCGCTGCTACTAAAGGGCTTCTTGCTCGCGGACCAATGGCCTAGAGGGTTAGCTGGTGAACTACACCGAGCTTAAGACAAACATTCAAGACATTTGTGAGCAGACGTTTACGGACGAACAACTTGCTATGTTTACCGAACAGGCTGAACAGGGTATTTATAACTCTGTGCAAATACCTGCTTTGCGTAAAAACCAGACGGGTAACCTCACTAACGGCAATAAGTATTTGGTATACCCCGCAGACTTCTTATACCCGTTCTCTTTAGCAGTTATAGACGCTGCTGGCGACTACACGTACTTGCTTAATAAAGACGTTAACTTTGTTCGAGAGGCATATCCAAACCCTACGAGTACAGGGATACCCGTACACTACGGTCTTTTTGACGATACAGCGTTTATTATAGGCCCGACACCTGATGCCTCGTATGGGGTAGAGTTACATTATGGCTACTACCCCCAGAGTATTGTTATTGCGGGTACTACGTGGCTTGGGGATGAATTTGATTCAGCCCTACTTAACGGGGCGCTTGTTCAGGCAATACGTTTTATGAAGGGCGACCAAGAAATGGTTCAGTTGTATACCAAGATGTATGTAGACGCTATGACGCTACTCAAAAACTTAGGGGACGGGAAGATGCGGGAAGATATGTATCGTTCTGGTCAACTCCGTATAACCCCGCGTTAATTTAAAAGGAAACACAAATGGCTATTTCACAGGCTATGGCAACATCGTTCAAAGTTGAAATCCTTGGTGGAGACTTCGACTTCAGTTCAGGCACGGGAGATACGTTCAAGATCGCTTTGTATACTTCATCGGCTACGCTAGGCGCAACTACTACTGCATACGCAACAACTAATGAAGTTGTGGGCACAGGCTATGTAGCAGGTGGTAATACCCTGACTATTTCTGCAAACCCTGCGTCTACAGGCACCACAGCGTTCTTGGACTTTGCAGATACTACATGGTCCACAGCTACTATTACTGCTCGCGGCGCGTTGATCTACAAGTCTGGTGGCACTAACCCTGCTATTGCAGTTCTGGACTTCGGTTCAGACAAGACCTCTACTGCGGGTGACTTTACTATTGTCTTCCCAGCGGCTGATGCGAGCAACGCTATAATCCGTATCGCTTAGTAGGAGGCTAAATGGCCTCTTCGACGGACTACATAGGTTGGGGTTCAGGCCCGTGGGGCCGAGATAACTGGGGTTCCAGTACCACCACTATTTACGTAGATGGGGCTGCGGCTACCGGCCAGCTAGGCGCTGTTTCTTTAATAACACATAATGTTATTTCTGTAACGGGGTTAGAAGCCACAGGCGCAGTAGGTAGCGTTGCAGTAGAAGCCGACGCAAATGTAAGTACCTCTGGGCTAGAAGCCACTGGAGGACTAGGCAGTGTAGCGGTAATAGCCGAAGCGAGTGTAGCGGTTACCGGCGTCCAAGGCACTACGGCACTGGGCAATACTGCGGTAGAAGCGGACGGGGCAGTTGAAGCCCTTGGTAACGCAGCCACTGGAGAACTAGGCAGTGTAGTTGTAGTAGCCGAAGCGAGTGTAGCGGTTACCGGCGTCCAAGGCACTACTGCACTAGGCACGGCCACAGTAGAAGCGGACGCGTCAGTAGAAGCTTTAGGCAATGCGGCAACTGGATTTGTAGGTAGCGTTGCAGTAGAAGCCGACGCCAATACAGCAGTTGTTGGTGTAGCAGCCATCGGTACGGTAGGTAGTGTAACTGTAATAAGCATTGCCAACGTTGCTGTTACTGGGGTTGAAGGCACTGTAGCATTAGGCACGGCCACAGTAGAAGCAGATGCCACGGCGTATGTCATTGGCGTCCAAGGAAATACAGCCCTAGGCGAAACCACAGAAACAGGCACGGCTACGATATATGCCATTGGCGTACAGGCCATAGGGCAAGTAGGAACTAGTTTAGTATGGGGTGAGATAGTCCCCGATCAAAACGCAAACTGGGAAAATGTAAATGGCAGCCAAACCCCTAACTGGGCAGGCATAAATGCCAGTCAAACTCCTAGCTGGACAGACGTAAACGCTAATCAAACACCGGGCTGGACTGAAGTAGCCGGCGCTCAGACACCTAATTGGACGGATATAGCAGCATGATAAAAATTAACGAAGCACAAGACTTGGGTAGCGCAATAGACCCGAAGCACGAAATTGAAGTGTTATGTGGTAACTGCGGATATGATGTGGACGAGGCGGAGCTAACCGCTGATACTTGCTCAGACTGTGGCGAAGCACTAAACTTACGTCAGAACACAAAGATTTACGCGACAAGCCTCCCCGCCGCTGGCGGCAGCACGTTAGCGTAGGTACTGGAGAAATTAGATGGCTACTTATGTTAACAATTTAAGGCTAAAAGAGATCGTCACAGGCGATGAAGATGGTACGTGGGGCACCAGTACTAACACTAATCTTGAACTGATTACCGACGGTTTTAGCTATGGCACGTTAGATGTGGCCGCTGACGCCAATGAAACTTTTACTATGCCAGACGGCACGGCAAATGCTACTCGTGGGCTGTACATCAAATTCACATCTACTTTTGGGTCACTTACGGCTACTAGAACACTTACTCTTGGCCCCAACACCGTGTCTAAGTTGTGGTTTATTGAGAACGCTACTAGCGGCGCACAAAGTATCGTTATCGCCCAAGGCAGCGGGGCTTCGGTAACTATTGCTAGTGGCACTACAAAAGTAATCTACGCCGATGGTACTGGCAGCGGGGCCGCAGTAGTTGATGCACTTGCCCTGTATGACCCTGAAATTACGGACACTCTTGCTGAAGTACTCATCAAAGGTAACGTTACTGGTGGCGCAGATATTGTAGTAACTTCTGGTGACGTACTCACAACCAACACTATTAACGAAACCACAGCGGCTTCTGGTGTAACTATTGACTCTGTGCTGCTGAAAGACAACACAGTAACAGCAACCACTTACTCAGGCGCACTAGCCAGCACAGTAACAGCCACAACTCAATCAGCATCGGATAACTCAACCAAGGTAGCCACGACTGCCTATGTAGACACTTCCTCTGCTGCTCACGACTCCTTACCGGAGGTTCTAGTTGTTGGTAATACCACCGGCGGCACAGACTTAGCCGTTAGCGCAGGCGATGACATTACGTTTGCCGACAACAGTAAGGCTATCTTCGGTGCTGGGTCTGACTTACAGATTTATCATGATGGTAGTAATAGTTATATCCATGATGATGGTACTGGTGATTTGCAAATTCAAGCAAACAATTTACGCCTCACTAATCAGTCTGCAACTAGAACATATGCTGAGTTTATAAATGCAGGGTCAGCAAGTTTATACCACAACAACGCCGTCAAACTAGCCACCACCTCCACAGGCATAGACGTTACTGGCACAGCCACGATGGATGGGCTGACTGTTGATGGCAGCGTCAATATTGCGAATACTATTCCTATTCTTAGATTAGATAGCCCATCTCAAACATGGACAGGTGGTGAAGATTTAGGTGGTATTGATTGGTACACCGAAGATACGTCCTCAAACGGCCCTGCGGTAATAGCAAGAATCTTTAATGAAAGCACAGGCACAAACTCTCTTCCTGCCTCTAATATTATGTTCCAAACATCTACAGCAGGAACGATTGCTTTAGTAGACAGAATGAAAGTAGCCAGCAACGGAGATGTGTCGCTGTACGATGATACGGGGGCTACTCAAGCTTTCTTCTGGGACGCTTCTGCGGAGGCTTTAGGTATTGGAACGACTAGTCCCGCTAGTAAGATCCACGTTCAAGGAACAGGCACTACATCGATGCAGATAACTGCTGGAGCTGGTAATGTAGCAGGGATTTACTTAGGCGATGCAGGTGGTATAGCTAATGGTCGTTTAA